AAAGGTTTAAATTTAGCAAATCCATCAAGATTCTGTCCACCACCAGCATTATAAGTTCCATCTAAATTATATTTGTCTAAATCAATATCAAATGTTCCAGGAGTGGTATTATCCACCATAGAGAACACATAATCTTTAATTACATTAGTATCATCAGGAATTGGTCCAACAATACCATAAGTATCTCCTTCATCAAATTGTGATGTAATTAATTCTCCTGTACTTAAATCATCACTCCAAGCATTATTATTAACAGCAACATAGACATAATTGTTAGTAGTATCTACTTTAAGAATATAACCACTATTAATAAATGTACCATTAGTTTGATTAAGTTGTAATTTAGCACCAACGGTAAAATCAAATGCTTGATTAATAGTTAATCTTTGAACATTATCAATTTTAACAGTATCAGTAACTTTAAAGTAATACTTATCCTTTACAACTGCAGAAACCTTAAGTTTTTGAGAACCTGGAGAAGGTACTGTAGAAGTTCTAGAACTCCAAAGATCACTAGTATAGGTAAGTGTCTCTGTGTCTTGAGACATTGTTGTAGTGGCATCATCAAAATCTAAAGTCTGGAATCCTGCATCACCCAATGTATAACCAGCACTTACCATAGTTAAAGATGATCCTATAACTGGAGTAACAGCAGTACGATTGAAACCTATTTGTGTATTAGTTTGTACTCCTTTATCACCAAGTCTATCAGAATCTGCATTCTTATCTACTTTTAAACCCCATCCTTCATAATCAATATAATCATACCTATTTGTATTAGTTGTAAACCAATCATCATCAGCCCAATCATTAGTAAGACCAAATGCACCAGCAAGAGGTAATACAGTAACATCAGTAGGAACTGTAGGTGTTACTGCTCTATTTCTTAAACGTAAATTATCTAAATGGAACTGACCTTGTTGACCAGACTGGAATTGACCTGTTGTACCACTCCATCCTGGTTGGTTACCAATATATAAATCTTTACCACCTAAAGAAGTGTTTGCAAGAGTTCCATTTAAAACTGATATTCCATTTACATATACATTAAATACATCACCTTCTCTCTTAATTCCAATAAATTGCCATGTATTATCAGCATACATCGTTGTAACTGATGAAGTTAATGCACTACCAGCAGCATTAAGTGCTGTTGTACTATTAGTTACAACTAAAGTTAATGATCCGTTTCCTGGACTTGTTTGATCATAATACAACCACAAACCACCAGTTGCATCTGTAGCATCACCAATACCAACTAATGTTTCTGAATTTTGACCATGTGTATTAGTAGCAGTACCATCTTTATACAACATAAACTCAAGAGTCCAGTCACTAGCAAGTCTAGTTCCTAGGGATGCAGCACTAAACTTAATCGCTGCATTTTCCCATGTTGCAGGGTTTGTAGTATCCTTACCAAGTAACTTAGCAATACCATTAGAAGAATCTAGTTGTAAAGCATCACCCTCACCTAAGAAATCTGGGACATAGTGTCCTGTAGTATCAGTAGTTTCTCCAGTAGTAAACTCAAATAAGAATTCATTTCTATTCCATCCAGTCTGTCCAAAGACATATACATCACCAGAATTATCAACATCTAGTGTATGTGCTTGAATTCCTTCAATATTATTTTTATTAAATTCATTAGTGGTATGATTCTTCATCAAACCATTATATCCAAGTTTTATAGTACCAACAGTTTGATAAGTAGTGGTTGCATTTACTCTAGTATAAGCAATATTAAGATCACCAAATATATCGATTACACCCTTATCAACAGCAGTAATACCTGTTCCAGGCATCAAATAACGATAATTCCAAATTAAATCTCCAGTAGTATCTACTTTTCCAACCCAAATACTATCTTGAGTAGTATCATCCGATTTAAGTTGACATGTAGCAGTTATATAAAACTCATTAAACTCATCAACACATAAACTACCATTTAAGAATGAATATAGAGTATTACTTAATTCTTTAACATATTCAACTGTAATAGCACTTGTTCCAATTGTAGCCTTACCAAATGCCATATTAATATCAGCAGCATTGGCAGATGTTGATACTTCCATAATAAAGTAAACATCTTCACCCAAAACAACCATGTCAGTGATTCTTTCTGACTGATTAGCAGATGCTAATTTTCTCTTAATAGCAAAATTACCAGTAGTATCAATAGATGCTATAAAAGCATCATGAGGATAAAGTGAGTTAGTATTAGTATAACCACCGATAATATAACGAGTATCAGAATATTTTTGAAGTGAAGTTACATGATCTGCACGAGTAGAACCAGAAATACCAGCATATCCTTTTTGGAAAGTTAAAGCTGCACTTAATCCATCAGCAGCTTGAACATACTTAGCTAAAATAATATCTGGATTATATGCATTTAATAATGTTGAATTTGGTCTATTTTGTCCAACAACCCATACATCATTACCATCAACGGCAATATTATCAAATGAGGTATAATAAAGACCAGCAGTACTCTCTAAAGTCCTTTCCCATTCTTTAATACCAAGAGAAGAATATTTTGCAACAAAACCAACACTATTTCCAGTAGCATCTTTAGTTTCACCACAAATAAAGACTTCTTTATCAGAATTTACATAAGTATCATTTACCTTGACATAATTATTATTTTCAACCTTAGTTATGTAATAATCTGCTTTTTTATAAACTTGAGGATGACTTAATATAACACGAGGGTTTTTACTATATCCAGAACCAGAATTAATAATATTAACAGTATCAATAGATCCAACAGAAGTTACAATTGGTAGTAATTCTCCCTTAATACCATCACCATCAATTGTAATAGTAGGTGGAATTTCATCATCATATCCAGAACCTGTTTGATCTATTACAATTTGTTCAATACCTTTAAATTGACGAACAGTGAAAGTTTTGTTCGTATCATCCATTATAGGAGTATAGTCGATATAGACTGTATCCTGAGGAGATATATTATGAGGAATTGTTGTCTTTAATACACCATAATTAATACCACCAACGTTTTCAAAAGTGTAAGAAGTTACACTTTCACCAGTAATACGTGAAACTCTAGCAGATACACCAGTTCCATCAGTCTCTGCATTATCAAAGGTTAAAATATCATTAACCTGATAACTTTGACCTGGGTTTTCGATTGTAAATCCAGTTACAGAAGCATCTTCAAATTTAGTTGTAGTTTCAACCTCAATATCAACTTTAGAATCAAATTTAACTTTAGGGAAATAATCAAAAAGTTGTAAAGGTGATTCCTCAAACATTTGATCTGGATCATTAGTCTCATCAGCACTTATGACACCATCTTTATTCTCATCCTCAATATCAAATAATAGTATATCACCTGCCTCGGTTGTTAGAGCGTTTGTAGAAGCATTTGGTGCTCTTTCAACATCAATATCAACATTCTCATAAGGATCTCTATAACGAACAACACCGACTGGTATATTTTGCTGTACAGCAGTTTCACTAAGATTCCAACTATCAACAACAGAATTAAAGTCTGGACCTAAAACATATGGAAATACTGAATTACCAGATTCTGTACTATCAATAGTTACAAAATAACAATATCTACCACCTGGATAATCAGGAGTCTTACAAAAACGACCATTATATTGATCTAAATCACCAAGACTAAAGATATACTCATAATCTTCAATAAAATTACCAGCAGCTTCAGATGTAAGTAAAGGACCAGAAGTTCTAACTGGATATGGATTTGTTATTTCATCATAAACTATATTTGATTTAAGTCTATATGAACTATCTAATCTTGAAACAGGTGATGATTGATCAGTGGGATCTGTATATCCATAAGGTCCATAAATTGGATTACCATCAAAAGCCCAACCAATAATAGGGGAATGTGATAATTGATCTTCTTGCTCTAAAATAGTACCCTGAGCATTTTCAAATAAATTATCTCCAAGAATATATCTTAAAGTTTGAGGATTAGATAAGTGTGCATATTCACCACCATATTGATTATTAAATCCCTCAAATACGCCTCCTTTTGCAGTATCAAACGTAGTAGATGACTGTAAATTATATCTCCATTGGAATACAGCAGGTGTAAATGTAGCACCAGATCCTACAGATGTTAAGGTAATAATAGTAGTACCTTGAACATAGTTAATACCTCTGTTTATAATTTCAATTCCTGTAACTCTACCAGCATTTTCACCATCTACATCAATAGTAGCACGTGCTATTGCACCAAAACCAACACCTTGTATAGACACTGTAGGTGCTGTAGTATAACCTTGTCCAGCAGAAATAATAGCAATCGATATAATTCTTCCATTACTTACAATCGCTTGTGCAACAGCACCCTCACCCGAACTCAATGTAACAGTTGGATTTGATGTATATGAAGAACCACCAGCATCAACATTAACTTGCTTAATTGGACCACGAACAGATGCTGTAGCAGTTGCTCCTGTTCCATCACCTCCAACAATAGTAATAGAAGGTTGAGAGGTATATCCTGTACCTCCAGAGTTCATTAAAATACGAGATACTGAACCTTTTGTAATAATTGCAGTTGCAGCAGCACCAGAACCACCTCCACCTACAATAGAAACTAGAGGAGATGTTTTATATCCAGATCCACCATTAGTTACAGTAATTTCACTAATAGAACCATCAACAATTACAGATGCAGTTGCACCAGTACCGCCACCACCACTAACAGTAATTACAGGTGGTGATGCAGCATCATACCCAGATCCAGATTTAGTAGTAGCAATACTTGTAACAGGTCCAAAAGTCTTGGTAGTACTAGACTTATAAGACCATATAGAAACACCATTAACCCATGTTCCTATAGGACCAGGACTAATATCGTTTTTAGTTGAAATAGTTTGAGGTACTAGAGGAAATCTATTTAATTTACGTTGGTTCCCTGGAAGAAGTGCAGATCCAGGAAAAGGACCAATATTATAGTTTGGAATACCTGTAGAGGCAACATAAACGTAATTATCATTAAAAAATGAGTTTTGTACGTTAGTTGTATAAGGTGAAACCGCATTTGAAACGGCATTATTAACAGATTTACCTTTATTAAGGTCAACAGATACTAAAATATTACCTTGTGGTACAACAGTTGCTGGTTGAGGTAATTGATACTGGAAAACAGTTTCACTATCTCTAGATGTAACTAAAAATGTTCCATTATAGATAATTGGATTAGCACCATAAACAGTAACCTGATCACCAACAAGTAAACCATGATTATTTGAACATGTTATAGTAGCATATCTATTATCAATACCACCAAAACTAACATTAGTAACTTCAATTAATTTTTTAACGTTATATAACCATGTTTTAAGTTCTGGTTTATCTGCAGTTCCACCTAACTTAGAAACTGTTAATTTATCACCAGGTAAGTAATATGATCCTGTATCTGTAAGATTGGTTTGTTGAGCATCAACAATACCAACAACATTCATAATAACTTCTTGATCTGTTCCTTTGTTAATATAAACATTAAAGTTGGAAGCAACTTCTGATGCAGAATCCCAATCCTCTACAACACCATTAACTGAACGAGTACACTCAATAAACTGGTTTAATGACTTTTCTTTATATTGAACGACTTCTACACTATCAGTAGAACTACCAATTACAAATTCTCCATTTCTTTCTGGCCAACCAATAGTAGAGTCAACTGTAATAACACTATCCTCTGCTCCTAATGGTTCTGCAAGTTTTGTTTTATAAGGAACAGTAAAGATACCATTAATAGTTTCTTCTGAAAGTATTAATTCAAATATTTCTACTTGAGAAGTCTTAATTGAAATATAATTTTCTACAAGAGCACTAGCAGTTTTAATATTAGTATCAGCAATATCTTCTTCTTGTGTTAAAAGACCATCTTTAATATCAGTTGGATTTCCACTAACTAATGTTGCACGTAAAATAGTATCAATAGACCATGTAGAAGCAGATGGTTTAATAATTTGATCTTTTGGATAAGAAACACTTACCTGTTCACCATATAATAACTTAAACAAATAAGCAATACTGAAAGAAGTACCCTTAGTACTATAAAATTGCTTTATAGTTTGAATTGCAGTACGTACATCTATCTTCTTATAATCTAATTCTGGTACATCAGGGAGAAATTGTTCTGTATACTTATCTAATATCCTTTTAACAAATAAAGCATCTAAACATTTTACTTCAGTATCTACTACTGCAGCTGCTGCAGTAGTATTATTAGAAAATACTGCGTTACCAGTCTCTGTATATTCAACAATACCACTAGCAGCTCTAGCACATCCTTCAAATGATGCTTTAGTATAGTCATTACCACTACGGTTTATATTAAAACCAGTAACTTCATTTACACCAATTTCAACAGAACATTCTGCTTCAGGTGGACTTTGAATGACAATTTTTGGAGGTGTATCTGGACTATATCCACTACCAAAATTAACAATATTAATATCAGTGATTTTGCCGTTAAATATTGCTGCAGATGCAGTTGCACCTACTCCACCAATATAATTACCAACAGCATCTACTCTACTATCTACAATATAGACTGAAGGAACATCATCATATCCACTACCACCATCAAGTAATTCAACAGATGTTACCCTACCATCTCCATCAACTTTAGTTTCTAATATTTGTGCTCCTACTGGATCAATAACAGCAATTCTAGGTGTTGATAAGTAACCCTGACCAGCATTTAATACTGTAATACTTGTAATCTTACCATCAGTTAAAACTGCTTGTAATGATGCTCTAATTCCATCAGTACCCGTTGGTTCATCAACATATATGCTAGGAACTGTAGAATAATCAGATCCACCATCAGTAATAGTAATTCCACCAGAAATACTACCCCCAAGCATTGTAGGAGGTGCTAATTTTGCCCCTCCAGGCTGTTTAAAAGTAACTCTAGGTGTAAATGTATATCCACTACCAGAATTAGTAATTTCAACGTCAGTAATTTCTCCATTAGTAACAGTTGCCTTTAATTCAGCAATTTGAGATCCTGTTTTAGTAGGACTCTCAATCACTACACGAGGAGGATTGACATCACTATATCCTCTACCACCAGATAGTAATGTAGAAACTTTAATACCATTAACAAGTGCTGTGGCAGATGCACCTCCACCAGTATCAGATCCAATAGAAACTTTTGGAGGATACTCAAATTGATATAAAGAACCAGTTACACTAGTTTCAATACCAGTAAGTGCACCAAAATCATTTACACGGGCATATCCTATAGCACCACTACCAAAAGAAGGAATTGGAGCTTCAATTGAATATACCGACAAATATCTACCATTTAAAGGTGCTTCTTTAAAAATAAATTTAGATCCATCAAGGAAGAAATCTACCTTTGGTACAAGAAGTTTATTATCATAAACAGCAAGAATATATTCATCTACAAGAGGTTCATATGAAATACCATTTCTAGTAAGTTCAAATTCTGTCTTAGAATCCCCAAAAGAACCAGATACATTATCTGTTCCTACAATAGTATTCTCAACAAATCCACTTAAGAAAAAGATATAAGTTGAAGAAGAATCATCTGCAGGAACTCTTGTTCTAGGTGCTTCAGTATAAACAATATCAGTACCACTAATTTGATAATCTATTCCAGGAACTAATACTTCACCATATACACTTACAATAATATGTTGTGGAGAAGGTACACCAACAGGAGCAGATTGTGATGTTAATGGAAAAGATCGTGTAGATCCATCAAAATCATTGATATGACTGGCAAGATCAGTCCATTTTAATTTTACTTGCTCATAAGAGATACCTGGACTTAACGCAATATTTGGTGCAGCAGTTGTTTTTTCATAATATACTACCTCATCACCAATTAATATTGATCCATTATTACTTAAAAACTTATCTACACTCTCTACAACAATCGATTGACTACTATCAGTAATAGGTTCAACAATTTTAGTTGTTCCATCCAAAATACCAATATCTAACTTATCAATATTAAGATATTGAAGGAAGTTATTAATTATATTTTGTCCTAATCCTGTCTTCTCTTGAGATCTATAATAGTATTCAATAAATTTATTGAATAACGGGTAATCAGATTCTATAAAATCTGGTACCTGAGTATTAATAGACTGAGAAACTTTATTGATATTTGTCATCTAATTAGAAACAACTAGAAGTATTAATTGCACCTGCATTTGCCAAGTCTGGAACTTCAACTACTGAAGGGGTCTGATTGAACGTTGTTGGTGTCAAACTATTTAGTGGAATTGTGGCAGGTGGAGTAGTTCCTAATGGAGCAACAGTAACCTCAGGTGAGATAATATTAACAATAGTTCCAGGTGTTGAAGCAGGAATAGTTGAATTGTTTGCTGGTATAAAATTAACAGGAATTTTTAAATCTTGAGGAAGATTAGTAGGATCTGTTACCGAACCTGTTCCACTAATAGGATCTGTTATAGTAGTAGCAGTTGAAGGTGGTAAATTAGAACCAGTACCAACAATATTAACTGGACCAAAGCATATTTGACCAGAATCATAATCTACTGATCCAGCAGAATCATCTGTATAAATTTTTCTTGTTCCTGTATTATAGAACATTCTCAAATTACCAAATCCATCATCTTCAAATTGCTGATCTACACCTGGTCGAGTATCAGTTCTAAAAGTTCCAGATAATAGTACAGGTTCTTTCTTACAAACGTTATCAGTTCCATCACCTGTATTACCACCTGTTCCATCTCCACTAGTATTACTTGGAGCACTATTATACAATCCAGCACCAGTAGAAATACAATAAGTATTAGTTTGATTACTTGATGGTTTAATGTATTTTAAGATACTAACTTGAGAAGAAACATCAGCAATACTATTATCAGATAAAGTAACTGCCTTTTCAAATGCTCCTAATCTAAAGGTAGAATTGAAATTGTTTATCTTAGTTTGTGCTGCCCAATCACCAATTGCTTTTTGTATATTAGATTGTATTTCAGAAGTATTACCTCTTCCAGTATCATATTGAGCAAATAGTTTGATGTAAACATATACATCATCAGGATCTATTACTACAGGATCAATAGATGCCATAGAATATGATCTTAATTTATCTTGTAAATCCTTTTTAGTAGCATCATTTAGATTAGATCCTGTCTTTGTTTTAACAGCGATATAAACTTTTCCATAAGTAGGAGGATTTAATGAATCTCCACCATATGCTATAACAGTATCTGCATTATCATAGATGTTTTTCGTAATAATTGCATAGTCTTGTGCTGTTACTGCTCTATATTGAGAAGCATAAAATCTAGGTGCATTATACTTAATTGATTCAATACTTTCAGCAGATTCACCAAGATATGACTTATTTCTAGTTTCTAATGCAACAAAAGCTTGACCATAAGTATTTCCATTATTATCATTTATTTTTGCTACAAAATTAAATTTTCCAACATCATTAGCTGCAGCACCATCAGTAACAATATACGATAATTCTACAACTTCACCATCTTTTACTGCTCTACCTACACTATCATCACCAAACCTTACCTCATACCTCATATCCTCGCCTTCAGAGAGGAAGTAAACCCTACTTATACCAGTTAGGTTAGTAACATTATCAACCCTATTGTAAACGTCTGAAGAGGTAGATGATTCGTTTGGTTTTACTCTAACAACTAACTTAGAAACATCAGCATCTTCAGCAGGTATTCTATAAGTCTGTTTCGCAAAAGTATTAACAACATAACTAAAAGTTACATTTTGACCTTCATATATCGGAACACATTTAAATGTTGCGACTCCAGTAGTCTGATCTACATTTACAGTAATATCTTCAAGAGTATTCCATATATAATTTCCACCAGAAGCAACTGCACCTTTCGGTAAAGTAGCAGTAGATGGATATTCTCCATTTATCAATTGTGTATCACATCTTAATTCAATGAATGCTTTAGAAGCAATAATTGATCGTGGAGTATAATTTAGCAGCTTTGCAATATTAGTAACGTTATCTCTAATAGTTGCTGACGGTAAGAATACTTCATTTAATGCCATATTCGCATTAAATGCTGTATAATAGGTATTATATGATAAAGTATCAATTAAATATGCCAAAGTAGAACCATCAAAGTCGTAATCACTAAATTCGGTTCTAGTTCTTAGGTACGATTTAATAGAAGCTTTGATATCCTCAAAGTCTAATGCTGTTAAATTATTCGGTTGCATTATTCAGGTCTCTGTAAAATAAATGCTATTGTCTCAACTATAGGTAATCCTACAACTCTATATGTTATAGAAATATTAATCTTGTTACTTTCCAATATTGGAGTAACTATACAATCACTAATCTTTACCCTTGGTTCATATTGCCTAATGGTATTTAGTACTTCTTCCTTTAATGCATCAGCAGTAAAGGGATCTAGTGGTTCAAAAAGAAGAGCATTAACACGACATCCTTTAGTGGGTTGAAATGGTTTTTCACCCATTTGAGTCAAAATTAAGTTTTTTACAGACTGTTTTATTGAATTTTCATTTTTCACGATAGCTAGGTCATCAGTAAAAGAATTTTTAGAAAAAGACACACCAATATCCTTGAAACTTCTAGATTTCTTAAATTCCTTATTTGTAATGTCTTTTAGTGCCATTAAACTTTATAAAATGTGTACTTTAAAGTCAATTCTTCCATCGGTCCGATAGGTTTGATGACTTTCACATAATATTTGTTATCTACTCTATATTTTTCACAATTAGGACTATTACTATGGTTAATAAAACCGCCTAATGGCATTCTATAAATTTCATCATCGATA